CATCCGACCTCCGAGGAGGGCGCTCTCATCAAGCGGGACTGGTGGAAGAAATGGGAAAGACCCAACCCGCCGAAGTTCAGCATGATTATCCAGAGCTGGGACACGGCGCTCGAAAAGAACCAGAGGGCGGATTACTCAGCCTGCACCACATGGGGCCTGTTCAGCACCGAAGGGGAAGATGGCGCGCCACAGACCGGAGTGATGCTCGTGGACGCCGTCAGGGGAAAATGGGAATTCCCCGAACTGAAGACCCGGGTCAGGCAGCATTACATCGATCACGACCCGGACATGGTCATCATCGAGAAGAAGGGAGCCGGCTCTCCCCTGATCTACGAACTCAGGAAGATGGGCATCCCGGTTCAGGAATACACCCCGCACGCCAAGAGCGGCGACAAGATTTACCGGGTGAACGCCATCAGCGACATCTTCGCTTCGGGCATGGTGTGGGCACCGCCCGCACGGTGGGCCGACGAGGTGATAGAGGAATGCGCGGCCTTTCCGGCTGGCGAACATGACGATTATGTCGATACGGTCTCTCAGGCCATGGCGCGCATCAGGCGCGGAGGACTGATCCAGACCCGCCTCGACGAGGATGAAGAACCGGACGCTTTCAAGTATCGCAGGAAGCGCGCCTACTACTAGGCGTTCCGGGGTGCTAGAATAGCTCAATCTGAGCCACGGAGCAGACCATGACCAAACCACGGGACTACAAGGCCGAGTACCAATCGTTCCACGGCAAGCCGAAGGAGATCGCGCGGCGCGCCGGACGCAACAAGGCCCGCAGCATCATGGCCAAGGCCGGCGCGGTGAAGAAAGGCGACGGAAAAGACGTCGACCACAAGAACCGCAACACCAAGGACAATTCCCGCAAAAATCTCCGGGTCATGTCCAAATCGGCGAACAGGAGCAAGAAATAATGGCCATCGAGAAAAGCCTCGGCCCGGGCGGCCCTGCCGGCTTCGTTCCCGAGATGCTTGACGAAGCCGAGGACGCCGTCCTCGTCGACGTGATGACCGAACATCCCGAGGCCATCGAGATCGAGCTTGAGAATGGCGATGTCGAGATCGACTTTGGTGATGAAGAAGACGCGCCGGTCGGTCACTGGGACAATCTCGCCGAGCACATCAAAGAGACCCAGCTCGCCACCATTGCGTCAGACCTGCTGACCCAGTTCGAGGCCGACAAGAGGTCTCGCGCCGACTGGGAGCGCGCCTACCAGAAGGGCCTGAAGCTCCTTGGCCTGAAGATCGAGGAACGCACGGAGCCGTGGGAGGGCGCTTGCGGCGTCTTTCACCCCCTGCTGACCGAGAGCATCGTTCGGTTCCAGTCCCACGCCATCACGGAGACCTTCCCGCCCGGCGGTCCGGTCAAGGCGAAGATCGTCGGCCGGTCGTCCACGGACGTGGCGTTGCAGTCCCAGCGCGTGGTCGAGGACATGAACTTCATCATGACCGAGCAGATGGAGGATTACCGCTCCGAGCACGAGAGGATGCTGTTCAACCTCCCGCTCTCCGGCTCCGCCTTCAAGAAGTGCTGGTTCGATCCGATCCGGAAAATCCCTTCGGCGATGTTTGTCCCCGCCGACGACCTCGTGGTCACCTACGGCGCGACGAGCCTGAGCACATGCCCGCGCTTCACCCACATGCTCCGGATGCACGAGAACGATGTCCTGAAGCTCCAGAAGGCCGGTTTCTATTCCGACGTGGAGCTTTCCGACACCATGCCGGAATACAGTGACAGCGACCGCGAGGAAGACCGTCTGGTCGGCGTCGTCGACACCGTGGAGCAGGATGACCGTCACCTGATCCTTGAGATGCACCTCGACATCAACCTCGAAGATACGCAGTTCGAGGACCCGGATGGCATCGCCCGCCCCCATGTCGTTTCGTTCATGAAGGACGGAAAGGTCCTGTCGATCCGAAGAAATTGGGCCGAGGATGACGACACCTTCGCCAAGCGCATGTGGTTTTCCCATTATTGCTACCTGCCGGGTCTCGGCTTCTACGGCATCGGCCTGATCCACCTGATCGGCGGCATCACCAAATCGGCGACCTCGATCCTTCGCCAGTTGGTCGACGCCGGAACGCTGGCCAACCTGCCGGGCGGTTTCAAGACCACCCAGTTCCGCGTGAAGGGTGAAGACAGCCCCATCGCCCCCGGCGAGTTCCGCGACGTGGATGTGCCGAACGACAAGATCAGGGACGGGGTCATGCCCCTCCCCTACAAGGAGCCCTCGGTCGTGCTGGCTCAGCTCCTCGGCTCCCTGACAGAGGAGGGCCGCCGGCTCGGCTCCATCGCTGAGATGGACATCGGCTCGGCCGGCAAGGACATGCCTGTCGGAACCACGCTGGCGCTGATCGAACGCTCCCTGAAGGTCATGTCGGCGGTTCAGGCCCGGTTGCACGCCTCCCTGAAGGCGGAGATGAAAATCCTCGCGCGCATCATCAAGGAGGACATGCCGGAGGAATACCCGTTCGACCCCGATGGCGAGTTCAACCGGACCGACGACTACAGCAGCAAGGTCGACGTCATCCCGGTCTCGGACCCGAACGCCACCACGCAGGCGCAGAAGGTCATCCAGTATCAGGCTGCGATCCAGACCGCTCAGTTGGCCCCGAACCTCTACAACATGGCCAAGCTGCATCGCGACATGATGGAGGCGCTCCAGATCAAGGACCCGAGCGAAGTCGTCCCCATCGAGGAGGACATGCTCCCGCTCGACCCGGTCTCGGAGAACATGATGATCCTGAGGCAGGAGCCGGTGAAGGCCTTCATCCATCAGGACCACGAGGCGCACATCCAGACCCACATGGCTGCGGCTCAGGACCCGGCGATCCTCGAAATCGTTGGCCAGTCCCCGATGGCCTCGGCGATCCAGTCGTCCATGGCGGCGCATATCACCGAGCACGTCGCCTACGCCTACCGTTCCCGCATGGAGCAGGTCCTCGGCACCAATCTTCCCCCGGATGGCGACAATCTTCCGGCAGAGGTCGAAGCCCAGCTTTCCCCGCTGATCGCCAAGGCCGCGCGCAAGCTTCTCCAGAAGGACCTTCAGGAGGCTCAGGCGAAGAAGATCGCGGAGCAGAACGACGACCCGATCCTCCAGCTCCAGAAGCGCGAGATGCAGCTCAAGGAGGACAAGCTGAAGATGGACCGGGAGGCCAAGCAGGCGGATATCGAGATCGAGCGGGAACGCATCCGGTCCTCCGACCGCCAGACCGCCGCCCGCATCGGGGCCGACATGAGCGGCAAGGGCGAGGAGCGCGGTCAGCGCGCTCGCTTGGAGGGCATCCGCATCGCCGCCGACGTCATGAAGGCGATGAACCAGACCCAGACGCAGGTCAAGGTGGCGGAAACCAGCGCGGCCGCCCAGAAAGCCTCCGCAAAGGCCAACAAGGGAAAGACGAATGGAGACTGACGAGGGAATAATCTTGCACGCCATATCTGCTGGAAATCTCCGGCACAGCTCTCTCGCTGTCGCGCTCAGGATCAGCGATGAAGAGGTCTATCGGCTGATCGACAATCTCCGGGCCGATGGCAAGGTGACGCAATCCAAGGAAGGCCTTCTGATGGTGACTGAAAATGAACTTTGAAGAGAAACTCCTGAAAGACCTCGACACCATGATCGATAATTGCGGCGACGCGATCCTGAAAGGGTCATACGAGACCCTCCAAGATTACCGGCAGGCGGTGGGTCGCCTGAGGGGCCTGCGCGAGGCGCGCCGTGTCGTTGTGGACAACTTCAGCTCCATGAATGAAGAAGACTGATTACAAACCCTCTTTCCTGAGAACGTGTTCTCTGCCATAGTGCCGGTGGCTCAACCTGAGCCATGGTTTAATCGTGGTGCCCCACGCTGGAGAATGAATGTACAGGACATCGGACGACTTGGCGCAGAAATCCAAGACCCACCCCGCGATCCCAAAGCCCAGAGGGTTTCAGGTTTTGATCGCGGTGCCGGACCCCGAAGAGAAAACGAAGGGCGGCGTCATCATGCCGGACCAGCTCATCGAGAGGGAAAAAACCGCATCCATCGTCGGATGTGTCGTCGGCATGGGTCCTGACGCCTACGGGGACAAGGTCAAGTTCCCCAGCGGCCCCTACTGCGCCATCGGCGAGTGGGTTGTCTTCCGCTCCTACTCCGGCCTGAAGGTCCATGTCGAAGGCGTCGAGTATCGCCTTGTCA